CATGTCCTGCTGGTGTTGCTGTGCCTGTATGGCCATTTGTTGCTGTGCTTGCTGCGCTTTCATGGCCTGCTCCATCTGGTGAGCCTCCATTTCGCGCTGCTGTTGAGCTTGCAGGGCGGCCATTTCAATTGCATGGCGCTGGGCAATCAATTGCGGGTTGTCCAGGCCTTCTTTGGCATGCAATTCTTGGGCTTTGAGCGCCAATTCCTGTGCCTTGAGAGCAAGTTCGCCGTCGACTTTTTTGGCTTTTGTCTGTGCGTCTTGAGCTTTGATTTGCAACTCTTGCTGTTGCATTTGGACCATAGGGTCCTGGGCCATTTGCTGGGCTTGCTGTTGTTGCGCTTGGCCTTTGCTTTGTGCCAAAACTTGCTGAGAGGCCTGGGCCACCATGCGTGAAAGCTGGACCTCCACATCTTCCGGCAAATCTTCGTCCGGAGCGGGCAACGGCACGCCAAGTTGCTCTTCGATTTTTTTGCGATAAGCAAAAGCCAAGTGCTCTGCAATGTGGGCCTGAATCTCGGCCATCATCTTTTGAGCTTGGGGGTTCTGGCCAATCTGCGCCATCAACAAAGGATCCTGCATGATGCTGGTGTGCACGGCAATGTGCGCATCGTGGTCCTGGTAAATAAAGGCCTTGGTGGGTTCACCATTCAAGAAAGCCATGTTTTCGCTAACCGGGTCGCGAGGCTTCATGTCATCCTCAACCGGCACAAGCTTTTCTGCGTTCTTGATGCCCAGCACTTCCAACATTTGACGGTGCAACTGAGGCAAGTCATAAATCTGAGGCGCGCCTTGGGACAATTGAATAGCAGCTTGGTACTGCATGATCCGCTGCGCCATGGTGGCGCTATTGGGATCCGACACGGGGATAACATCCACCATGTCATAGTCTTCTTGCTTGGCCGACTTTTCACCAACAACAGGCTCATAGTCATAAGAGCTTGGAGTGTTGTCGCGAATAATTTCTTTAAGCAGCTTAAATTCCTGGCGCATCGCATAGTGCACGCGCGCCTGAACAGCACTCATGGTTTTTAGCTGGCGCTCAAGAATTGCAAGCGTTGTGCCCACTGGCGCGTTGGCACTCATGTCGCTGACTTGCATGTCGGCGGTGGCGCCAAGGCGTCGAGCTTCTTCAGTAATTTTGTCCAGCAACTGGCCCAAAACTTGAGAAGGCTCTTTGTACGGCAAAGTCATGATGTTGTCTTTGACCGATCCACTCGGTACATCAACATCACGGAATTCACCAGGCTGAATTGGGGTGTCGTCACCCTTAATGCGCAGGCCGCGGGACTTCAGGCCGCCAGGCAAATTGCTCAATGTGCCAGCATCAATCAACTGGCGAATCAACGACGTTCCGGCCCGGGCATAGCCGCCAATCAAATGAATGTAGCCAATGCCGTAGGCGCCAAAGCCAGGCACATAGTCATACTGCACAAAGTGCTGGCGCTTTAGTTTCTTGGGATCATCTTCGCGGTAGTTGCGGTAGATCGACAAAACCTTTGTGGTGCCACTGTCCACAGTAATGATGTAGGGCCGGGCAATTCCATCAGGATCTTCAAAGCCAGGCAAATCGTAGTCGACCTGGATTTCATAGAACTGATAGCGCTCATCGTCGGTCAAAGAATAGCCTTGGTCTTCGGCTTTTTTCTTCTCAACGTCATTGTGAGTCAGCGTTGGTTCACCCAGGTCTTCGTCAATATAAAAACCTGCAACTTGTAGTTTCTTGACTTCGTTTTTGCTTTTGCGCATGACGTGCGTCACACGCTCGGCCGTACGTGCGCTGCTGGCGCCGTAGGGAATAATCAAGTCTTCGGCCGGTATAAACATGGACACCTGGCGGCCAAGGCTTGGATCGAAGTAAACTTTCTTGAACGCTGCGCCGGCTAGGCCCAGGTTAAACAACATGCGCTCATGCTCAGGGCGATACTCAGGCATCTCCTCCGTGAGCTTGTAGTTCATGTCATCTCTTACACGCTCAGCCGCTTCTTCTTTAAGACGATCAATTGCGCCAATAATTTCCGTTTTAACGGGGCCAGCAGCCGGAAACGTTTCAATGATTGTCTCGCTCTGAAACCGAACAGCGGCTTCGGTGAGTAACGTAGAAAAAACACCACATGCCCCGTTCCACGGTTCCGTGCGCTCTTCATATTTCATCCCCAAAACTTCAAGGCCTTTGACGTACATCTCAACCCAGTCTTTGCGACTGTTGATGTCGGCCTCAACTTCTTCGATCAGGTCGGCGCCAATCTTTGCAAGTTCACTGGCGTCAATATGTTCTGCCAGGTTTGCGTCAAAAGGAATGTCGCTGGTTTCATCTTCTGGCATCAAATCAATTTCAATGCCGTCCATTCCGATTGTTACGCCCTCAGGATTTTCAATTTCAATTTCCAAGGCTGGTTCGGCATCCAAACCCATCAAACCTTGAGGAGCGGAATAGACCGCAGGGGCAAAACTGTTGACTGCCATATTTATTCCTTAATAGTAAGCCGCTCTTCGCTTGAAAGATTTGGGCTCATCTTGCTCATCGGATTCTAATCTTAAGAACCCGCCTTGTCGAAACCTGGTCACAGCCATCACCGCGGTGTCGTGCAAGTCATCGTGTGCAGCATTTGGGAAAGCAGCCATCTGGTCAATCACCTCCCACGCCCATCTGGTATCCGGCGCCCACACCTTACCAGATTGGAAAATCGGCGCAACTGTATTTGTTCGCGCAATCTTGTCATTTGACTGTTGCCTGGTCCCTCGACTCGGCGTGTACGGCCGGATAAAAATTCCAGCCTGCTGGTTCAACTCCTGGATCAACGGCGCCCCAGCAGCTTTCGCTTCAATAATACAGTCATCAGGCTCCCACTCCAAATAGTGCGCCCGAGCCTTTTCCTTTAGCTCAGGAAACTCCATCCGCTTTTGAAACGCATCCAGCAAAATCAAATTCGCATCATTTGGGTTTTCATCTTTATAGAACACACCCCAAGTCGTGCACGCTGAAAAGTCAGCCCGCTCCGATTTTGTAAAAGCCGTGTCCCAACTCTGGATGATGAACTCACACCGCGGCGGCCTGTCATCCGGCCAGATCTTCCACCAGTCCCTCTTTATTAGAGCGCCCTCTTCGCCCGTGGGTTTTTGCTGGTACTGGGCATTCCACTTCACCGGCGGAAGTTCTTCCTTCAAATCTTCCAACAGGTTCAGCGGCCAAAACTCAGGCCACAAAGAATTACCACTTGGCAAAATCGCAGGGAACTCAATCACCCGCCACTCATCCGGTTTCCCACGCTCCACCGAATCTTGCAACACCCGGCCAATCAAATCCCTCTCTGACCACCTGGTAGCAATGATGATGATCGCCCCGTTAGGTTGTAAACGCTGACGCGGGCCTGACGTGTACCACTCATAAGTAGAGTCATAGACCCCAGGATTCCCGGCGGCCAAAGCGGCTTCCTGTTCAGAATGTGGGTCATCAATAATCACCAAATCCGCACCCCGGCCGGTCATAGTTCCGCCAACGCCAATAGCAAAATACTCACCGCTTTTATTCACAGCCCAGCGGCCGGCCGACTTCGAGTCCTGCCTCAGCGCCACATTAGGAAACACTTCGTGGTATTGCTCACTGTCCACCAGGTTCCTAACTTTGCGGCCAAACCCAACGGCCAGTTCCGACGTATTAGAAGACTGCATCACCTTCTTATCAGGAAACTTTCCCAGGAACCAAGCCGGAAACAAAAAACTTCCAAACTCCGACTTCGTGTGCCGCGGCGGCATAGAAATCGCCAACCTCTTTATCTTCCCGGCCGCCACATCCTCAAACGCCTTAGCCACCACCGCATGATGTCGACCATGTATAAACCCAGGCCACATCTTTTTTACAAACGTCAAAAACGACCCCTGGCACTTCTCCCTCTCCAATGCCAACTTGTAATCCGACACCTCCTGCAAGATCCTCTCCTGCTCACTCGGCGGCAAACTACCAATCAATTGTTCAATGTTCATAGCGGAGCAACTTTTTTATTTTTTCCAACCTGTGGATAACTTTTTAACAAGGCCATCATTTCAACCCCTCATAAGTGGCGCCACACCCAACCCATCAACCCAACCAAAAAAGAAAACACCACACTACCCACAAAAAAACCAAAGCACACAACCCTGGCCATTTGCCGGCTCTTCTGCCACTTGTTCATTGCAAATTCCTAAAATTAATATACACCGGCCGAATCGTCCTACCTGCTTTATCAAGCTTCTTTATAACACCTAACTCAATCAGCCGCTTCACAATCTTCTGCGTATTCCCCAATCCCATCTTCCCCCTCACATACGCAATATCCCTAATCGAAGGACTAAACCCATACCTCTTCCACCACTCATCAATCACCAAAAACACTTCCCTTTGCGCCGGACTCATACCTACCCCCATACATTCCTCATACGTCATGTCACTCTTCTTATGTAACATCTTCGTATTAATCAAAATCCGTTTCCTAATACTTTTAGCGCGAACGGACTTTTTTAAAAAAAGTTCCCCCCCCTCATTCTCCATTTTTTATACCCCCCACCCCATCCTCCCCAAAAACAGAAGGGGGGGTGTTCTGTGTAGCAGGATCTGGCTGAGAATGGGATCGTTCGAGTGGAATAGTATGCGTTGGGGAGCGGGACTCCTGCTCAGGCTCTTGGGGGGTCGGGGATGGGTGGGGTTCGTCCGCAGCCAGTTCGGCGAGCAGCGACTCAGCGTCCGCCTCGATCAGGATCGCATCTTGTGTACTGGATGACATGAGCGCCTTCAGTTCACCCATGATCTTCTTACGCGCATCCTCTGATGATGTGATCGTCCTGATTTCTTTGCGCTCGGTGAAGGCTGCCACTTCGGTCACTGTCCCCAGAACCTTAGCCGCTGCCGTGATCTGCCCGGGTTTGCTGTCGGGGTTTGTGATTACTCCGACTAGACTTTGTATTACTAAAGACCGCAAAGCCGCAGGGGTTCGATGTTTCTCCCCCTCTATTGCCAGCTTCAGGGCTTGGATTTCGTTTGCGACTCGCTCGTCCCTGCTGAGTTGATAGGGTTGGGTTTGCATTGTCCACTTGCTTTTTGGTTTGTAGGCTTTGCGATATGCGTCAGCCTTGGTCGACCCTTTGGCTACTTCGAGCGCGAAGGCTTTTTGTTTTGCGGTTAATTCTCTGGCTGCGCTCTTGCCTAAGATGTGGGAAACGGGCACAGAATCCAATGCTTCCGTTATCTGAGCCCTTGATAGTTTCCCTTGGGGTTTTGTTGACTTCATGGGATGGGAGATTAGGGGAACAGGATAGACACTGCAAGGCTTCGCCAGGGAACCCGCGCCGAACCCACCCAGCAGCACCACACCAAGAGCCCAGCAGCAGCCCAGGACAACCCCACCAGGAAACGCCATCAACCCCTTGGTTTCCCCCTTATGTCACCCACTAGCCAGAGAGCAGCCACCAAGCTATCCGGCTTCGCCAGTCACCCGCGCCCAGGATAGCCGCAGCCTATTAGCACTCGTTTACCTTAGTACCTGAGTTTTCAAAACCATACCCAAAAAACTGCCCACGATTAAAAAATATCATTAGACACACACCCGGCAAACCTACTTAAAATACTTCACATGGCAGGTACATCGACCCGCCATGTAACTGGTGCAACCAATAGGAGAACCCACCATGAAGTCATTACCCACAGCACTCAGCACCGCACAGCTTGACGGCATTTTGTCCGAGCTGGCCCGTTTGCCTTCGGCCATGGTCAACCGCCACGCCGATGTGATCACAGTCACCGCCACACGCAAAGCCACACGCGAGACCGTCAAGGTCTTGAGCGCAGCCACACAAGACGGCCAACGCTGGCACGTTATGGCAGTGCCCGGCCTGATTTCCGCCACGTTCACCAACTGAGGAGCAGACACCATGACCACCGCCGACAGAATCCGCCACGCTATCGCCCAGCGCATAGGATACGAAGTCAAACCGCACGGCTTCGCCAAGGTACACCACACCCTAACCCTGGCAGCCGCCCTCGAATGGGCGCATTGCTACCGCGCCGCCACAGTCACCCGCCGCGGGCAATGGATCGCCAGCACCACCACCACGCAAGGAGCTTAAAAAATGGGTCAATATCACGAGGTTTACAACTTGGACAAAAAAGAACGCATTTACCCGCTCGCCATTGACAACGGGTTGAAGCTATACGAGCAAGTTGGACACATCAGCAGCACCAGCACCGCGCTATTTGCCCTGCTCGCCAACAGCAACGACAGGGGAGGGGGTGATTTCCCCGACCATCCAATGATCGGACGATGGGCGGGCGACCGGATATTAATCCAGGGAGACTACGCCGAATCCGGCGACCAAGCCTACACCGACCGGGAACACCTGGAAACGTTCAAAGATATATCCAAGGACGTAGCCGAAATGATGGCTGCAATTGTGAGCAATTACTAAGGAAAAAACCATGCAATTCATTATTATTTACGGCAATCCAGCCGATGGATTTAGCCACGTTGGCCCATTCAATTCATTGGACGAGGCGACCCAATACGCCGCCGCCGACAAACCTTCAGATTGGTGGGTTGTCATGCTTGACGCACCAGCACAAGGAGACTAAACCATGATTACCAGCACCGACCACGCCGGACGCCCCTGCATCCTCACCCACAACGGCACCCCAGTAAACCAGGGCGATGAACTGCGAACATTCCGCGGAGCGCGAGCCCAAATCCTGGGCGGGCAAGCCCCGCACAAGCCCAGCAGCACCGGCATGATTTACACCAGCGCGGGCAACTTCTACCCTTCGGTTTTCGACTGCAACTGGACACGCGAAACGGAAGATCACACCATCCTAGAAGCCTTCGCCAACTTCGCAGCCTACGGGAAAGACGACCAGCTAACCGAGGAGGAAATCCAGCAATTCAAGGACTACACCACGGCAGCCGGCGCGAAATGCTGGAACCCCAACGAGGGAACGTTTTTTGGCACTTGCCAAGTGACCGGAATCAAAGGGACTTGCGCCA